CCTGTCATGGAATACTCCCGTGGCGTCGCTTCCCTTGGATGGAAAGGAGCGAGCCTATTGCATCGTGCGGGTGCGGAAGTGAACGATCCGAGCGTGCACTACACATTGCAGAGGGCACTGGATATCAGGCGCGAGGGCTTTTGGAATGATCGCCTTTTCGCGCTTGCTGATGCTTTCGTGCGCTGGATTCTCGAGGAGTATGCACCACTGCTTTCAAAGCCTGCAGCCAACGGCCCAATCGCTGGAAAGCCGCTTGAAGATATCTTAGCTTCGTATCTTTCAGAACAAGCCTTGATTTATCTTTATACCGGCAAAGAGTCCGTTGTTAAGCAGTGTGCGGGGGCGAGCGGCCGATCGCCTCAAAAGAGAGTCGAGCGCCAATTCCAGTTGTGCGTTTTCGGTATCTCTATGCCACCCAAACAGACCAAGAAGTTCTCCGAGCGTTTCCACGACGCCGTTGTAGAGCCTCTTGAAGCCGCTGCTGATTCGATAACACGGGCACCTGTTCGAGTTATCAACAAAATAGCGGGAACCAAACTCGATCCTCTGGGGACAGCTTTTCACAAGCAAGTTTTTTCAGAGACAGATTCGAAGATGAGTTCGAGCGGAAAGAAGAAGGCTCACTCCAAAAAGAAGCGCAAGTCGCGCAAGGGCAGCAAAAAGAAAATGTCCGTTGGCAAGGCTACTGCCATCATTTCCGGGCAAGCGCGCAATGTTTCTTCTGCTCGCCGGCGCCGCGCGTTTCAAAAATTCAACAAGTCCATCGGAAAGTCCAAGGCGCCTGCTGCAATGCTTGGTGTCCGTGGAGCTCGCCCTCGGAATATTCGGCTGAGTACCTCCGCTGGATTAACCATGAAGGGCGGTGTTATCTCTGGTGTGACAGAACTTACCCCCGATTTGACCGTGTCTACAACTGAAGATATTGCAGGCACGGTCCTGATTACTTTACCAATCAACGCACTTGCTATTGCGCCCAGCTCACGTTTTTCTACGTTTGCTGCAAATTATGATGAATACTGTTTTGAGGAGTTGCAGGTGTGCCTGGAGCCTGACATGCCCTATACAGATTCCATCATGATTGGAGGTGGTATCGAACATGACCCCCTGGACGACATTCCTGCTCCGGGTGGGATCATTGATGTGGCGAAATACATGGAGCATCAGAATTTTCACGCTGAGTCGCTGCTGAAATCAACGAAGACGGGCGCAAAATTTCCGACAGATAAGCGTGCTGTCGTGAAGGGAGCACGTGGTCCAAAATCAGGCATGTATTTTAACCGTTTGCCTTCGGCTGGCGGCAACGCTGACTTGACCACCATGCAGCAGGGGACTATTATTGTCTTTGTGCACACAGCTGACCAGGGTTCGCTGTCTGGTGGTACTATCCACTTGGGCCCTGTGCTTTTGCGATGGAAATGCAGATTCAGAGAAGCCGCCGAACGAATGGAGCATGTCGCGTCGGAGGATGCTCATCATCAGGCATCGACCGTGTCAATCACTGATCCCATGATTTGGAATACTGCCAGTGCTGCTGGACCTGTGGTACAGCCCACGCTGCTGCCCGGCAGCACGATGGAGATAGCCACGGGTGGAACGTCTGGCGCGCTGTACGCTGCTCTGAATCCTGGTTTCTATGAGGCGCGTTTTTTCTTTGAGGTGTCGGCAGCTGGCACGGGCGCTTATTATTGGCTCGCAACTGCTGCTGCCCAGACCAACTTCACGAAACTTTCTTCGGAAC